GAGCCCGTAAACCCCTTAGAAAACGGACTATCAGAGCACGACAGCTGGGAAGCGCATATGCTTAAAGATATTGCCGACCTACTACAATGCAAGGCTATCTATATGCTACAAGGCTGGCAAGAAAGCAAGGGTGCACGTATCGAGCACTACATCGCTACCAAAATAGGAATGCCTATAATGTATGAGATAGAGTTTGACTAATAACAATCACTTAACAGGAAGCCGTTAGTATTACACTAACGGCTTTCATATTAACAGCCGTTTTGCCCCGTCAAAATGACTATGTAAAATTACTATGCAAAATGCTGGTAAACAAATAATTATATCATTTTTTTGTAGGAATAGTTTAAAGTTTTTCGTATCTTTGCAGCCGAAATTGTAATGTAAGTTATTTTATATGAAAACGAATGTAGTAATGCAAAGCGCAGACCGTAATTTGTTTGGTATAATCATCAAACAAAACACAAAGAACGGGCAAAGTTTATCAGTATCTGACCTTATGAAAGCGTATGAAAAAGCAAGGTATCAGTATGGGTGGAGCGAGAAAAATATATCTATGATAATGAACTCTCAGGGTTTCATTGAAAGGGTGTATCATATTCTAAATGAGAGGGATATGATAAAAGTAAGTTTTCTTAGTTTTATAGAGTTTGTTGAAAATGAAGGGGTTATAAAAGTACTCAAAGGATTAGGCGTTTGGAAAACCACAGGGAAAGGAGAGAATAAATCAGTATTCGCTGACCCTTATATATGGGTATTATTAGCTATGGAACTAAATCCTCTCATATATGCAAAAGTCGTAATGTGGCTTACTGACAGCCTTATTTTCAATCGTATATTAGCAGGTTCAGAGTTTTTACCTATGAATAGAGCAATATCATCTGTTATTTCTAATCCTGATTACTCACTTTATTGTCGAGAAATTAATAATAAAGTTTTTGGACGACACGAAAAAGGAATTAGAAATACAGCATCTGACAAAGAACTACGACTAATTTCTGATATAGAAAAATTTGTTACACAACTCATTGAGCAAGGAATATTAACTAATGAGCAACAACTTCTAAGAGTAATCACTAACTATAAAGCAGCATAACTATGGAAGAAACAAATAATATTGAAACAAACGAACTCACAAATGCTATTAATCGTTTAAGTAAATTTAAAGCAAGTAATGATTATATAGAGGAATATCACAATCACAAAACGGTATTACTATCATTAATTGATTACCAGCGCAACGAAGTAGAACGATGTATAAAATCAGGATTTTTAAATCACAATCAAGGTGCATTTTTAATTGATAATTTAAATGGGTTGATGGAATACGCTCGTTTATTCACTAATCTAATAAGCGATGAAGACCTATCCGATATAGCAGAAGTGATAGAACAATCAAGCCTAATATTACCAAAAATACCATTTTAACAATGAAACACCAAGAAAGCACCCTACAAACCACTTGCGTACGCTGGTTTAGATACCAATACCCGCAGCTCGTTATATACGCCGTTCCTAATGGTGGCAGTCGCAACGTTCGTGAAGCGCAACGCCTCAAGGCAGAGGGCGTATTATCAGGGGTAGCCGACTTGGTAGTACTCCTGACACAAGGCAAAAGCCTCTATATCGAAATGAAAGTCAAAGGCAATCGCCAAACTGCCAACCAAAAGGATTTTCAGAAGAAAGCCATCGCACTGGGGCATACCTACGCCGTATGCTACACCTTTGAAGAGTTTAAGCAAGTGATTGAAAATTATATTAGCGTTGGTGATTATTTTGCACCTAAAATAGAAAAGTTACCTAAAAAGATTTAACCATAAAACCTAATTCCTATGTTTGACAATATAAAAAAAGCCCTCGAAACAGTCACAGACACACAACAGTTTAGCCAATCAGACTTAAAGAAACTATTTTGCGGATTAGCAAAGAAGCATTTTCGCTGCACACAAGAGGATTTAGCTAACTATCTACGTGTATCCCGTACCAGTGTAACCTATTACCTCCACCAGCATTCGCTTGCAGATAAAAACACACAGTACCACAACAGCTTCAAGGAAGCCGAAGCGGTACTGATAACCCTCATCAAGAAAGACGAGCATTCCTGATTAGTTCTTTATAGTATTTCTTTCATTTATTAATGTTTTTTCAATTTGCTACCGCCTCACCTATGGGGCGGTAGTTTTTTATTCTTCACCCTCTTTTGGCTGCTCCTGCTCAAAGCGTTCTTTCAGCTGCATACTATCAGCCTCCTGCGAGTATGGGTACTTTCTTACAATCCCCAGCCATCGCCCCTGTTCATCGTAAAAGTGAGTAAAACCTTCAGGAGGCAATAACAATTCAAAAAATGAAACCCCTATAACCTCTGATACTTTTTGAATAGTATCAAGGGAATTGTTTTTAAGATTCTTGTTTAGCGTCTGATATTGTACCCCCAGTGTGTTTGCTACATCAGCAAGTTTAAACCCTTTGCTTTTAATCTTTTTAGTGATATAGTTATAATCTATCATATATAAGAATAATTACATTAACGCTGCAAAAGTATATAAAATAATTGATATAGCAAAATAATTAAAAAAAGTATTATTTGCATAAGTGCTTACTATCAATCACTTACAAAATAAATTACAAAAACATATAAAAAAAAGTATATAAAAATTTGCATATATGTAAAAATAGTTATACCTTTGCACCATCAAAATGATAGAACAAGTAATAACATTAAACACATTAATAGTATGAAAGCATTAGAATTAAAAGACCTCAAAGCAGGTAATGTTTACAAAGAAAGTTCTGAAACCACAACAGTTTATGTAGAAATACTTTCAGAAGGTAGAAAAGGCTATTGTAACTATATAGTTATAACCTATGAAGAAGGCGAGGTATTAACCTTTTCAGTTAAAAAAAGCCACCCTATATTCGCAATTGAACGATATAATGAACGTTATACCCCTTGTACTGAAAAAGAGTTCAAAGCAGCACTAAAAACGATAAAAGACAGTTTAACATTCTAAAAAAACAAAAACAATGGCTACAAAATTACAACAATGGTCTAACAGCCTCAAACGCAAAGCACGCAAAGAACTAACAGATATTTATAACTGCTACGAGCCTAAAAAAGTGAAGTTTATCAAAAACGTAATCTTTCTACCTACAGGGCAGGCAAAAAAGATAGGTTTTGCACACGATTATTCATTTTGGGCGTGGTAAAACAATCAGACCTAAGCAAGTCTTTAAACTGCTTTTAAACTCAATTTAATAACATTTTAAATCAAATTACTATGTACACTTATATACCGACAACTGAAAGAGCTAAAATTATCAGACAAGAATTAAAACAATTAGGCTACAACAATAAAAAAGTATCTGTAAGGTGCGATGGTGGTAGCATCAACGTAACACTTAAATTTGTACCTAATACAGAACAAGTGAAAGAGGTGAAAAAAGTTGCTGAAAAGTTTGAAAAAATACACTATGATGAAGCAACTGGTGAAATACTAAGCGGCGGTAATACTTTTGTATTTGTAGAATACCCTCGAAACGAAGAAGAACTAAAAAGACAATCACGCTACCTTTACTAACCACAACGCCCTGAGCAAGGCGCAAAAAGGCTCAATATATTAGTAATAACCTTTTAAATACATAACACTATGACAACCATTAAAGCACTATCAGAAACCAACCTAAATACCACATTAAGAATAGCCAAAGTAAGAGGCGGGTACGCTATTATCAGCGGCTACAACAAGCTGAGCAAAACCTTCAAAACAGAAGCCCTTGCACAAGCTGAACTTGAAGAAAACAGATCTCATTATGAATACTGGTCAAAAAGTGCTAGTTCTTCATATGTGAATGCTTATGGTACTGGGCTTGTTAATAAAATCTATATTTAACCTTTAAACACACTATCAAAATGAAAGTAGAAACAAAGTACAACGCAAACCAAACCGTCTATTTTATGCACGAAAATAGAATAAAAAGTGGTGAAATAGCCATTATAAACATTGATATTGTTACTAATGACAATACCACTAATATCGCTTACAGAATATTTAATTATCAGAATGATACATTTGCTGAAAGTGAAATTTTCAGCAGCAAAAAAGAACTATTAGACTATTTAGCAAACAACTAAAAAAACACATACTAAAATGAAAAATACCGACAAAAAGAACGTTTTTACACTGGCTTGGCAGTTTGCACGCCAAACAGGGTTATCATTCAGTGAATGCCTCAAAAAAGCGTGGCAAAATATCAAACTCAAAAGCAAAATGAGCACCCAGATAGTACGCTTTTACTTTCAGAAAGTAGACGGCTCAACCCGTGAAGCGTGGGGTACATTACGCCCCGATTTGCTACCCCCCACCCAGCAAAACCGCAAAACCAATAATACCGTACAAGTATACTTCGATACCGAATGCCACGAATATCGCTGTTTTAAGAAGTTCAACCTTGTGAGTATCGCATAAAATCACTATATTTGCACCACGCAAAAAATGTCAAAAAATTGTCAAACTATCAGCAAGCAATATAGCAATAATCGCCGTACCTTTGCCCTACCAGCGGGGTAGAGCAGTAGGTTAGCTTACGTGTTTAACTTGCACGAGGTCGCTGGTTCGAGTCCAGCCCCCGCAACTAATAAAATTTTGTAGTATGAAAATATTAACATTACAAATCAAACGCCCTTACTTAGAAGATATTCTATCAGGTACAAAAACAAAAGAGTATCGTGAAATTCGCCCAAAGAATGCCGATAAATACATTATTCAAAATCCTGATGCTGAATATGAAGACCAGTGGCTTCAACCAGTAAAGTACGATGCGATTAAGTTTCTCAACGGTTATGCAACCAACCGCCCTGAAGTCGTTATCGAAATCACCAACTCTGAAATAGAACTATCTGTCGATGAAAATGGTGAAGAAATTACCTACGAAGAAGATGGACAAGAGTACATCGAAGCCCAAATGGTTTATACATTAGGCAAGGTGCTAAGCAAGAAAAATATTTAATAACCCTTTAAAACATTCAGCTGAGTTAGAAAGACACAAATCCAAAAACAAATCAACAAACTATCGGGCATTAGTCGAGTAGCCCGATATGGTAGAAATCAAAAAGGTCAAGCGTTGTCAGTACAACAACGTAGGCGAAACGTATATGCTGCTTTTAGAAAACAAGCAGGACTTTCAGCAGGATAACCTATGAATATCTACCAACACACACAGCAAGTAATAGACACGGTTAAGGCTAAAACTAACCGTGTTTTGCTATTTTATTCCTGCGGCAAGGATAGTATTGCATTACTACACTGGTGCGCCCAAAACTTCGATGAAGTAGTATGCGTATTTATGTACTTTGTAAAAGACCTTGAACATATCAATAAATTCATAAACTTCTCAAAAAAGCAATACCATAACATTTCATTTATACAGCGTCCTCATTACGCCCTTACTTATATCAATAAATCAGGGTTATTCTGTACCCCTCAAAATACACGCATACTCAAACTATCAGATATTATACAATCAGTACGCCTCGAAACACAAATTGAGTACGTATTCTTAGGAATGAAGCAGTCCGATAGTATGAATAGGCGCATAATGTTACGGCAATACGAAATGCAAGCCATTTCACCTACAAAACTCGTATATCCTTTTTCTCTATGGAAAGACAAAGATGTACTTCGGTATATCAGTAATAACCGATTGCCTAAACCTATACAATACAGCAACAAAAAAAGCAACGGAATAACCTTTGACCTTGATGTATATCTGTACCTACGTGAGCATTATCCTAATGACTTACAGAAAATATTAGATGTTTACCCATTATCTGAAAAAATACTATTTGATTATGACCAAAAAAACAAAAACACCAAAGGAACTATACAAGCAAAGTGAAACCATCACCATACAACGTTCACAAATAAACTTCGCCCCTTTTAACCCTAAAAGGCATACAGACGAGCAAATTGCACAAATGCGTAAAAATATCAAAAACGTAGGCTTTTTAGGGGGTATTATTTGGAATGAGCAAACCTCAAACCTCGTAGACGGGCATAAGCGGGTAATGTCCCTTGACATTATCCATAAGTACGATGGTACACCTACAACTGACTACCCTATCAAAGTAGAAAAAGTATCTTTTGACCTTAAAACAGAAAAAGAACAAAACATATTTCAAACACGTTCGCGTACCGAACTTGACGAAGAACTAATGCGCTCGCTCATTCCTGATATTGATTACCTCAATGCAGGACTTGATGATTATGACCTCAATCTATATGCAGTCGATTATTCTTCCTTTGAAGTACCTGACCTATCACAAGCCATAGAAGAAGCGTATGCTCCCATAAAGCAAGAAAAAGACATTGAGAGAGAAATATCCAATGAAGAGAAAAAGCAACAAGTCAAAGAAGCAAAAGAAGCTATCAAACAACAAGCTATTGAAAAAGCCCAAAATTTAGATGCTTATGTAACGCTTTCATTTGATAACTGGAAAAACAAAAAAGACTTTATGCTCCGTATGGGGTTTGACCCTGAGTTTAAAATGATAAAAGGAGAAACACTATCGGCAAAAGTAGAACGCATAGACTAATAACATTTAATAACTTTTGATATGAAACCCCGTAAGAAAATAGATAACGAAAAATACACCGATGAGGAGCTAAAACAAGCCCTTATCAAAGCCAACGGACAGCCCACAAAAGCAGCCGAAATACTTGGTGTTACCTATCCATCTGTATATGGGCGTATTCGTAAAAACCCAGAGTTGGAAATGGTGCAAAAAGCCTACCGAGCACGTACCTTTAACGATGTGTCCAACTTGGTATCTGTCATTGCCATTATGGGCGTTATCCGTGAACCTCTCACTGATGAAGACGGCACAGTAATACCCAATCAATTCCGTGAAGTGCCAGTTGATTATCGTACCCGTATGACCGCAATGCAAACTGTACTATCCACTTTCAAAACTGATGAAGGTATAAAAGAGGAAATTTCCGTACAAGGCTCTATCGACATCGCTCAGTGGCTCAAAAGCAATAGTAAAAGTAATGATTAAAACGCAGCCCGTATATAATCCCCTATATCTGAATAAAGATAAGTTCATCACTATCCTTTCAGGAGGTCGAGGCAGCGGCAAGTCCTACAACGCCTCCACCTTCCTCGAACGCTTATCTTTTGAGGGCGGACATAAGATACTTTTCAGCCGTTACACTATGGTATCAGCCCATAGTTCTATCATTCCCGAGTTTGAAGAAAAGATAGAAGCCGAAGGTACTAGGGCGTATTTTAATATTACTAAAACAGCTATCAAAAACACCTTTTCAGGCTCTGAAATATTATTTAAGGGTATCAAAACCTCATCAGGAAACCAAACCGCTAACCTTAAATCCTTACACGGTATTACCACTTTCGTAGGCGATGAAATGGAGGAATGGCTATCAGAGGAGGATTATGAAAAACTAATCCTTTCTATTCGTCAGAAAGGCAAGCAATTACGGGTTATCCTTATTCTGAACCCCTCCAATGCCGAGCATTTCATTTATAAGAAGTACATTGAAAAAACGCATAAAGTAGTAAAG